TGAAGTCGAATTTGGTGCAGTAGCCTCGGAAGCCTGCATTGGTGTCCCAGGCGTTGCGCGGGATGCGCTCCATCTTGGCCTGTGTCATGGTGCTGTTGTCGTAGTACTCACAGTTCGAGCAGCGACGCCGACGGGCTTCTTTCTCGTCCACTTGCATGGCCTGGCCAAGCGCGACCCAGTAGACCTTGTTGGCTGTGGGTTCGTTGCTGGGGTTTTCTGGGCCGAGCATCCAGTCGTCGATTACGACTTGGGTGTTCTTTTTGTTTTCGGCTGTGCTGATGAATTCTTCCTCCATCGGCAAACCCATGAAGCCCTTGGGCATCATCATGAATTTGTCCATGCTGTTCTCCTTGATTAAGTGATTTCGCGGCCAGAGGCGCGGATGGTCAGTGATGTGGCTGCGCTTGCGATGGTGCTGATGTAGCCACTTGGTTCGAGGGCTTGGCCGACCAGCTCTGGGCAGGTGTAGGTCTCATCGGGCGCGATTGCGCGTGTGTCCAGAATCAGGTTGTTTGCGCCTGGGCTGCCGCCACTGGTCACCAGGTTGACGCTGATCGTGACATTGCCTGCGCTGGTGTTGGTGACGGTGAATTTGTCGATGATGGCCTTGCAGTTGGTGGCTGTGTACTGCGTGGTTTGGCTGTTTTCGGCTTGCTTTGCTGGAATCAGCACCTTGATTGATACGGTCATTGGATACCTTCAATATTGTTGTTAACGGTCAGAATTATGGATGTGATGCCTGGGTGCGGTGCAGCCGCAGGAAATGTCTTTAACTCAACACTTAAGTCAGTAACAGAGAACATTAGCTCGACGTAATCCCCAGCCTTCAGCCTAAAAAAGTAATTAAGCGATGAAAAAATCTCGGCATTGTTGCCTTGGATTCTAATTCTGCTTGTGCTGTTTGTTACATCAACGCCATTAAGCCTAAACCAGATATCAAAAACAGCGGCTCCGAAAGCCGTTTTATCCAACTGAAAAGAAGTATCGAAGTTGTAGATGCCTTCACTATCGACGTAAATCCTAGAGGCTGGCGAGCCAAGATAAACCCCACGGCTCAGATCGGTAGAGTTGAACGTAATTGCCGTAGCTGTGTTGATGACTGTCGCGGTTTGGGTTGTGGTGTCGTAGAACGAGCCATATCGAGAGCGTTTAAACTCGCGTGGAGGTGGGGCCATTTGCAAGCCCTCTACAGCCTTGGTCAAATTCTCTAGCAGTTCCAATGCCTGATTTGCTTTATTCTCAGCTAAGGCGCAATTGATGGCCGATTCTTGAGCAAGTGCCGCCAATTGAGCAAGCGCCTCATTTGCTGTGGCCGCTGCTGTGTCTGCCTGGTACTCAAAGTCAGTGCCCGTGATGACTTGCAGCTGGTCAACGGTAGCGAATAGCAGTTCAAACTGGCGGATCTGCTGCTGGTCTGTCAGGAACGCCGCGAGCTGGTCGCGGGTTAGGTTGAGCCTGCGGGAGACTGGTGCGGTTGCCATCAGTATGCCAATGCCTCGATTTGTGCCTCAAGGCGCATGAAGGAAACGTGCGCGTCGCTGTCGCCACGGAAGCGCTGGATGCGCCAGTTGCGCATGTGGCCCTGCTGAAACCATGCGAGGCGCTTGGCTGTGTTGCCTGTGGTGCCAACGCTGATGCTGCGATCCTGACTCCATGCGAGGCCGTCTGTGCTGTAGCTGGTGCTGATCTGGGGGTTAGTGCCCAGTGCCACGCTCCCGGTTAAGCTGACCAACTCCAAGCGGTTGAAGATCGCTCCGTTGCCTTCGTTGTAGGCAATGAGAGTGCCGAATTCCCATCTCACTTGCTGGCCCCAGTGGTGCCCGGTAGATTGCACCAAGTATCCGATGGCGCTGCTCTGTGGATCTCCTACCAGCCACTTGTTATAGGCCCACACAAGATTACGTGCGCGGTATTGAGAGAATCCGGCCACCGAGCTGGTGAGAGTAAACCAAACCTGGTCTTGCAGCGCTTCAGATGCCGCAGCGTCATAGACAATCGTTCTATCCGGGAGATGAATGTACAAGTGTTGGTGAGACTTGTCGTTGCGTGCTTCCAACTTGACCTGGGCCAGTTGAGCCTCGGTGTAGGTGAGTAGCAGTTCGTCGATTTCTTGCGTGCTGATCTTCTGAGCCGTTGCAGCCGCACCAATGTAGATACTCGGTGCCTCATTTCTGCCACCACCTAAGAATGCAATCCGCTCCATGTAGACGCAACAAGCATGAGTTCCGATCACGCCTTTTTGGATCTGCGCGCCGTCGATGCGTGCGAACGGGAACAGCTCGCCGCCTACGTTGTCGAACACCTCGATGGTGTTGCGGTTGAGGGCATAGACCTCATTGCGGAGCTTGAGCAGGGCCACGACTGGATCTGGATCAACCTCAGAGCTGCCATATTTCAGGGGGTTGACGACAAGCGGGTCTGTCAGCTCGGTGACGATGAGGAATTCGCCGTCGGTGGTCATGAAGTAACCATCGACCCAGCAGAAGTCCAACACCACGCCGAGGTCTGGGTCTGTGTTCTGTGTGAGTGTGGATGCTGCCGGATCCCAGAAATACAGTCGGCCACCTGATGCAATGGCCAGCAGATCAAAGCTGTAGTCGAGTGTTACCAGGGTGTCGACTGGGCCACCAACGTCGCCCAACACGGTTACAGCGCCGTTGCTGGAAACGGACACCAGCTTGGTGCCCATGACTCGGTAGCAGACGCCGTTCCAGTTGATGCCACCGCGGTCTGTGCCTGGGCCTGTGCCGTTGGCAACGATGCCATCATTAGGGCGCAGGAAGCCGTTGCTGATGCCTGACTGCTTTGGAACTGGCACCATGTTGACAGGGTAGGCCGTGCGCAGTTCTGGGGTGGCGTCGGCATAGATGCCGTTGAGAATTGGGATTTGCATGGCTTACCACTTGACCTTGTTGGCTTAGGCGACGCGATACCAGCTGTTGGTGGCCTGGTAGAAGCGCATGGTGAAGAATGCGTTGGCGGCCAGGGTGGTGGGTGCGCCGAATGCTGCTGCTGCGCCGTTCACCGCCAGCGTGAAGCTGGTGATGATCTGGGTGGTGGTGACCAGCACCTGAGTGCCGTCTGGCACGCCAGTGTTCAGGGGCAGCGTGATTGTGCCAGCGGCCAGAGTGCCAACAGGCTGAATGACCATCCACTGCTGCTCGCTGGTGGGCGTGGGCACTGTGATGTTGAAGCCGGTGCCAGGGGTGTAGAGGTTCGTGGCCACGGTGGGGGCTGCGAATGTCTGCTGGAAGTATTGCAAGAGCTGGCTGATTGAGACCTTGCGTGCGTCGCCGTTGTTGGAAACGTAGACCGGCAGTAGGTCGCCGCCAGAGACTTGGCTGATGCCAGATAGTTGGTTGATGGTGGGCATGTTGGTTCCTCAGTTGAATTCGATGGGGCCATCTTGACCGGCCAGGACTGGATCGACGGGCGGACGGATGAAGGGATTGTCGTAGACGCGCCAAGGCTTGTTGCCAGCACCGGAAGGCATTGAGCCAGGCATTTGCTGCTGATGAGGCATGGCAGCACGCGCAAGAAGCGTGTTGTAAGACTCCTTCGCGGTCGCCTTGGTATCTGGCATCACCTGCTTGCCGTAGCTCGGAGCCAGCTTGATGGCCAGATTGGTGTAGATGGCCTCGTTGGAGCTGTCGGGAACGTTGGTCTGCTCGTCCAGGTCACTGTCTTGCGGACTGGACGGCAAAGGATATCCAAGACGGATTCCCAATGCATTCCATGCTGCAATCATGGTGTCCAAGCGACGCAGCGCAGATTGCAATTGTTCTGGCGTCAAGTCAAAAACATAGGATGCAAGGCCAATTTCATCAAATGCCTGCTCAATAAATTGGCGCTTAGTCCATCCCATGTTTTCTCCTTATTTGATTATTAATATATTAATTAACATTAATAATGTCTTGCAACAGAAACCAATCGGTTTCATATGCATCGGCATAGCTTTTTAGGCACGCATCCAGCGCCGCGCCCGTCTTCATTGAAAAGAGCAATTGCTCAAACACTAACTCGGCAAAAAGGACCCGCACTATAAAGTACGGGTCTTGCCTGCTCAATATTTCATAAGCGGCCATCACATCTCCTTAAACGGTGCGAGACAGTTTGACTTTGACTTGGCCCGCAGCCACTGCCGTAGTGTCCGAGTCGGCAACAGCACCCGTGATGGCGATACCCAGCCCGAGCGCAAACCGATAGCCGTTGAAACCGGGAGTGATCTGCACAACCCCTGGGACACCGGCCACTGCTGCGGGAACCGGAATAACCATTTCTGGCACATCCGTACCAACGGTCGGCGCTGTGGCTTTGTTGTACAGCTTCACAAACGCGGCAGTTGCGCCGATGTTGGTTGCATAAAGAGCTTGCAAGCCGCTGGTACCCGTGAGAATCAAGGCTCCGTTGGTTGATGCCAAGCTGTTTACAAAGTACGGAGTTGCTGGTGCGAGTGGTGTACCGGCAGTGGTAACGGCCGTGACCGTAGTAACCGTCGCTACGGCAATACTGCCCCCTGTAACCTGCACTGGCACAGAACCTTGCACGTCGTTAGTGGGTCGGGTCAGCAACTCAACACGTTCGCGCTCGTAGTCAAAAATACGCACATAGCTAATGCGCAACTCAGTGCGCTTAATCAACCCGCCACCACAATCCGTCACTGCAAAATCAGCCGGAAGCGTCATGCTATTCGCGTAGGGCAGGACCAAAGTTAGTGCTGTGGTAGCTGCGTTTGCAACCTTCCAAGCCCCGTCGATACCCAGTGTTGCCCCATCCACATTATTGCGGCATCCGACCAGTTCCAACGTATCGCCGGAGATGATCGCGGGGGCCGTCCAAGTGGTGTTTCCTGTCAATACCAGTTGCCTGGTTCCGTCAGCCAGCGTAGAAAGTACCGCAGCATTGGCCGCTTGGCCGACCGCACCCAAAGCGGACATTAGATTGCCACCGTTAACGCGCGCCACGTATCCGCCATAACTGGTCACGGTAGACGCCGTACCAATCACAATTGTGAAAGATGTCGGGCTGACGATAGATGCAACAGCAGTTGCAGTAACCAAATTAGGGAATGCTGCGCCGCCTTGGTCACGTATTCCATAGACGACAACTGGGTCCGCCAAGGCCAATCCGTGATCCCGATCTGTGGTTATCGTCGCCGTTGTTGTGCCGGTTTTGACTGCTGAAATGATCTGTGCATTAGGTACCGTCAGAGAGTCGTTGTTGACCGACCGAAAACGCAGTTGGTAATCCTTGCGGGGGGACGGTACCACGCTCGTACGTGTCAGTCGGCCGGTCGTGCCCTGAACTACATCAACCCCGACATCAGACCACTGTAGGCGATCAGCCTGTAGGGTCAGCTTGTACTCAGTGCTTGGTCCGAATGCGTATGTATACGCGGACGCCACTAACTGAACTGCGGCTGAAGACCCAGTGGCTATAGAGTGATTCCCTGCGACTGTGCCCGAAGGGTATGCGTCTCCGGCTTCTGCTCTGCTGTACGCACTTGCTTGAGTAACCGTGGGCTGTTCAAAAATCAGGGACGTGCCATCTTCAGCCTGCCCAAGGCGGGCACGGATGAAAACCATACCCTTAGCACCCACAGGATTCGTAATAGTCTGCGAAACAATAGTTCCGGCTGGCCCCGCTGTGCAGGTGAATTGGGTAGGGCTAGGGATAGTCGCTACCACAAGAGCCGGATAGTTTGCCAGTGGGTTAGAGCAGCCCGCAATGCCAATGGCCCTTCCAACACTCAAACCGTGCGGGAGCACCGTATCCACCGTCAGTATGGTAGTAGCTTGACTAATGCTGGAAATGTCAAGGTCTGGCGTATCCGCCAACATGGCCCCGGTAGAGATAAGCTCCGAAGCAAACTCTTGCCCCAGCGTGCGCTGCGACATGGACATGCCCACCGAAAGCTCTACGGGCATTGGGGATGTGGTTAGGCTTGTGATTGTGGTCTCGGTCCCTGCGTAGAGTGGCGACTTGCTTATGACCAAGTACG